GAGCGTGAACCCCCTCCGGCAAAATAATAGACGACCGGCTCCGCGAACTCGGCGAGTAGTTGCGGAAACGCGGCCGTCTGGAAACTCTGATCAAACCGACTCGCCACGGTTGCTGGCTCCAATCACTAGGTGGTGATGTTGCTCAGCAAGTGGCCAGCTTGTGGGTACAGCACAACCTCGTCCACGTCGTGACGGACGCGGATGATGTTGCCTCGGACGATTTCGTCCCGGTAGCTTTCGACAGTGCCGCCAGGGCTGCTGCCGTCTTCCGACCAGTGGAACATTCGGCCGATGCAAGGCTCGGCCATGTCGGCCGAAGTTGCGACGCGGCAGACCATTGCGTACTCGTCAGACCAGATTTGCGAGGCCGCAAACGTCTGGCCTTCCTTGGCGCTGTTTCGGCTGGCACCGGCTACGATGACGTAGTCGAGACCAAACACCGATGCCAGTTGTGCGGCAGTGATGTCCGATTGCTTAGACGGGTCGCCAGCACCATTGGATTCAATGGCGTCGATGACTTGGGCACAGCGCCGCAGGTTGCGGAAGACCTTTTGGTTGATGATCAAGGCATTGGCCCACAGGCCGCTGCCGTCCCAAATCTTCTTGACCGCAGCGTCGACGTTGGTGATCGGCACGGCGTTGGCCACGTCGTCCCATTCGTCGGTAATGCCAGTGGTCAGGGCTGCGCCGTTCCATGTCGTCGTGTTAAACACGGCGTCGGCGACCCGCTGCTCGGCGTTTCGCAGAACGGCAGAAAATGCTCGCAGGGTCGACACCTGCTCGGCGTCGAAATACTCGCGGTACATCTTCGCTTGGCGGTCGTCGACTGGCTCTTCTGCACCGTGTTCTTCGCAGGCGAAGGTTGCAGTGCTGAAGGTGAAGTTGCCACGGCTGTAACCGCTGCCGGGTGATCGGTTGGTAGTCCGCTGCTGCAGCAATTGCTCAACAGGGATTACGCCGAAAACACCAGCTTGGCTGGCGACATCAATGACGGGGAAGACCTGCGAGGCGACGTAGCCGAGGCGGTCGCTTTCAAGGTCGAACTCCAAAAAGCTGGCCAAGTCTGGCCGCAGTGTGGTTAATGCACTGGTGGGTGATGGCATGTGAAAGCTCCTTTTTCAGTTTTGGTTATTAGGCGTCGACGACGTAGCTGAGAAGTACGTCGATGTTGGTGGACGTGGTCAGTGTGCCCGATGCGGTCAAGGTGATCGCAGTGTTGGCATCGCATGGCGCGAACGATGCACCGTCTGCGAGGATGCTGGAGTTGGCGGTAACGCCAGCCAATACGCGGGTGCTTTGGGTCAAAGCGCCTACGGTGTTGCTGACCAACTGCACGCCAGAGGCGGATTGGGTGGCAGAGATGCGTACGGCAGTTGCGCCAGCCGCATTGCCGCCGATGGAAATCATCGTCGCATCGACGAGCCGGTAACTGCGGCCGGGAATCGCTGGCAGCAGGGTCGCCCCGGCGTTGACGTTGGCCGTGGTTGTTCGCACCCGCAAGTGCTGCACGCCGCCAGTGTTGCCGTCAACCAAGACTTCGATCACGTCGTTGTCGGCAGTGGCGGCTTCGAGTGCCGTGCCGTAGCGAACAGATCCGCTTGCGCCGACCTTGCCCGATGCGGCCAGATAAACCGGGTCGCCGACAGTGATCGCGGCGTTGGCCACGCACTTGCGGGTTCCCATCGCGCTGTTTAGACGAACGCCGACCTGCTCGTTGGCAGCGGTTGACGGGTCTTCCATCGTGCCGATGCCGTAGTCGTTCGCTCCTGCCAGCGCCAACGTGTTGCTGGATGTGAGGTACACTCGCAGGTGCTGACCGATTGCAGCCCCGGCGGTAAAGCCGCGGACTGATGCTTCTACATATTGACTCATGTTTTCGCTCCTTGTGTTTGTTTACTTGTTGTTTGCTTCGGCGATGACTGCATCACGCAGGCCAGCGTGTTCGCGTGCCGCCTTGCGGGCAGCGTCGGCCTTCTTCAGTCCTTGTGCCGTGTAGGTTGCGACAACGCCTTCCCACTGGGCCTTGGCGCTGGCGACCGGCTTTGAGGCGGTGACAGACGCCACCGGAGCCACGCCAGGACGAACCTTGGCGGCTGGCATCGTGACCATCTCTTCCTTGTCGTCTTCTTCGACTTCGGCGACGGTCGTCTCTTGAGCCTTGGCCTTGAGTGCGACCATCTCCTCTTCCATCGCTGCGAGCTTGGCCTTGAGCTGTTCGTTCTCGGTCATCATCTCGCTGTAATACATTTCGGCGACTTGGTCTTCGGTCATCTCGGCAGCGACTGCCTTGACGATGAAGTCCGACGACGCCTTGCCGAAGCGAGCCTGAATGAATTTCACGGTCGCGACGGGCTTGGGATTGCTGCTCATGGAATTTGTCTCCGTTTGGTCAGCAGTTTCGCCGCTCGAGTCGCCGCTGACGTTCAGCGACTGATTGACCCGCTCCGGCATGTTTCCTGTGAATCTGGCAACGGCCACGCTCTTGCGGGCAGTCGGCAGAATTAAATCGACGTAGCCGCTGGCCTGTGCCTCGCGGGCATCCAGCCAAGTCTCGGCACGCATCGCGGCCTCAACTTCTTCGCGGCTCTTTCCTGTCTTGGTTGCGTAGGCGGTGACCATGCTGTCCCGAAGTTTGCCCAGCAGTTCGGATTGCTTCTGCAGCTCTTCGCTGTCGCCTTCGGTCACGGTGTACGGATTGTGCAGCATCAGGTAGCCGTTCTCGGTGATCTCTACCTTGCCTGCCGCCATTGCGATAAAGCTGGCGATGCTGAACGCACTGGACTCAACAACGGCCCGAACTGGTCCCGGCCATGCAGTGATTGCGTCATGGATGCCAAGGCCGTCGAACACGCTGCCGCCTTCGCTGTCGATGCGAATGACCAGCTCCTGCGACGGATCGCAATCAGCCAGCAGCGACTTGAACGTCGCGCTGGTGATGCCGGGGTAGCCGATGCTGCCGTAGAGTTTGATTTCATTCATCGGTCAGCTGCTCCTCTGGCGTGTCAATCGTGCCGTCGCTGGCGTCTTCGATGTAAACGTCAATTTTGCTGGCCGGAACGCCGAGGCTGTCCAGTTCGAGCCGCGCCCGCCGCTCGCTGATTTGCCCGCCGGTCAGTTCCTTCAGAATGTCGTTGATGGCCTTGCGTGCGTTCTGCCAGTTCTTCCGGCCGACGCCGACCATCTCGGCGGTCGGTGCCTGCTCGGCAGCGGTCGATTCGGCCTGTGCCTCTGCCTGCTGGACCATCGCTTGGCTGTCCTGCATCGTCATCTGGATGCCGTTTGGCATCGGCAGGCTAATCAGCTCACGCCAGTGAACGGGTGCGTTGTCCTGAAACTGGCTGTTGATGGCGACGGCTCGCTGCTTGGCCTTGACGATGGCGTAGCTCATGTCCGAGACAATCTCGTCGGCGATTTCTTCCCAGTCCCGCCCGCCTTCAGCGTGCAGCCGCCGTGGGCTGGTCAGTGCGTTTTGGATCCGCAGGGCATCGCCCTGGGCATCGCTTACCGGGTCGATGTACTGCCACGTTGGAGCGTTCCAGCGATGGCCGAAGATGTCGACGCCGCTCGCCTTTGCTGCGGCCTGTAGTGCCCGGTCTTCGGCGATCCACTGCCGCAGTTTGAACTCGTAGACTGGCCGGTGCAGCCGGTTCTGCAGGTTTGTCTGGTTGGTCTTGAATCCCTTGCGGGCTTCATCCACCGCGCCACGCCAGCCGCTGAAGTTTGTCTCGCTGCCGTCCATCAGGACCAAGCACAGCGGCAGGCCGAGGTTGACGCCGATGATTTGCAGCATCAGTTTGACATGCGTGAAGAACTCGGCGTTGGGGACATTCGGGGAAAAGCCCTGCAGCTCCTCACCCTCGGCCCCGATGATTTCCATGCCGGGTCCGATGTTTTCGATGTAGCGGGTGCCCTGTCCGGTCGATTCGGTTTGCGGCAGGCCGTAGCCGTCGGTCGATGGCAGCGGCCCGCCACCGGCAATGGCGTTGCGTTTGCGGAAAATGGCGAAACAGCTGACGACCTGCTGCTGTACCAGTTTGGCAAAGTTGATGTCTTCAAACATTCCGGCAACGGAGAAGATCGGAGCCAGTGCCGTAACGCCGCGAGTCTGGTTGACTCGGCGAGGGTTGTAAACGTGGAACAGCACCCGGTCGCCGTTCTCGTCTCGCACGCTGATCGGTTCGGCTGTTTCTTTCTGGTTGCCGACAACGGCCAGCACGCCGCCCGTGCGTTTGTCGGCACTGTACCAGTAATGCGTGCGGCGTCCGTAGGCGTCGCGGGTCACGCCGAGGAACGTGTTTTCCTGCGGCGTGATGGTCTGGATGCTGTGAGCCTCGATCATCTGCAGCTGGCCACCAGCCGTGCCCAGCGCCACAATGTCACCGTCCAGCAGCATTGACCGCATGACGTGCCGCTCGATGTCCTGCCAAGTGAACTCACCGGCCATGTCGCAGGCGTCGGCATTGCTGCTCCAGTCCTGCCACCGCTGCCACAGCTCAAGGTCCAGCTGGCTGTCACCGGTTCGCACGTCGAGCGTAAAACCGTCCTGAACGATATTGGCAACTGCCCGGTCGATGGTCTGCCCGACGATGGCGTCGTTGCGGTCCATGTCCCGAGCTTTTTCGATGTCCCTGTAGTAGAACTCCTCGGTGCGATAATGAAAATCGGCACTGCCGCCACGAGGAGCCAGTCCTTGGCGTCGGCGAATGAACCGGCTTTCCCGGCTCATGTCGTAGTCGGCGCGAATGGCGTCAAACTCCGTTGCTACTGTTTTTCGCTTGCGAGGCGATGCGGTCATCGGAATCCTTGGCTAATGCCGAAAAACCGAACCTTGGAATTATTGGCCGATGCCGTGTCTTTGGCCGCAACGAACGACTGAGCCCGAGCCAGCATCTGCATAACCTGCTGCACGTTGCGGGTCAGACTGCTGCCCTGATTCGACGCACTAGCCGCCACGATTGTCAGCCAGCGGTTGGCTGCCGTGATGTAGCTCTTGGCGCGGCTCACGCTGCCGACTTCCTCAAAATCTGAGTAGTCCAGCAAGTCGCTTTCGACGGTTGCGAGGTCGTAGGTGGTCATGGCCAAATAGTAACCAACTGGACGCCCAGCCAGCCGGAATATCCGCCCCGCAAAAATGCGGATTTTCCGCACTTACTCGGCAGCGACCGATTCCAGTAGCCACTTGATGGCGTTGGCCGGGTTCTTGATCGGGCTCCCGTCGGCCAGCCGCACGCCTTGACCGCTGAGTGCCTCCTGCAGTTGCCGCAGCACTCCGCTCTGCCGCTTGGTCAATTTCCGCAGGTCAATTCGCCGTGGCAGATAGCCGAAGTCCGTACTGGCCAGCGGCACGCTTACGCTCTTGGTCTGCGTTGACATCCTTGCAGGCGGTGCCGCAGCTGCGTCGGCCAGCTGCTCGCTCACGATTTCCTGCTGGTCGATTGCCGCTTCGTCCACGGTTGGCAGTTCCATCTTCTTCGCCTTCGCCATTATTTCGTCCTCTGAGTTGCAACAAACGCCTGCCCATGCGGTGTGCTGGCGACGATGCCAGGACGACTACGCTGGGCTGGTTTCGCTTCCGATCTTGCGATTGCCTTTTGCATCTGGTCGGCCGTGACGCGGGGAATCAGCCGCACGCCGAGACACCCGGCCGCCGCACAGGCCAGCGCCGCCGAATCCAGATAGTGATTGTTCTTGCTTAGTTCTTTCCACTTCCGCACGACGCCCTTGCCCGGCACGAACTGCTCCTCTCGCATCTCGGCCACGATGTGATGGGAAAATGCCATGTGACGTTTCTTGTCGTGCCCGATGTAGAGGCTGAGACTGCCGTCGTTGAACTGGTGGGCCTCGTTAAATGTGGCGGTCAGAAACCGCTCCTGCAGCCAGCCCTTCCAGTGTTCAACGTCGATGACGTACAGCCAGATGCGTTCCTGCGGCTGATGGTTGGCGAAGACGTGATCGAACAGTCTGCGGGTTGGCGACTCGGTGCCGTGGTGAAACTTGCTCGAGGCGTAGCCCTTGCTGGCTGCAAACGGCGTCCCGCCCACTCGGCGGATGAACTCGTAAACGGCTGGCGAATAATCGCCCGAATCGACGAGGCAGAAGTCTGGCGGGTTCTTGGCCATGATGTCCGTTCGCCACAGCAGCAGGCTTTGCAGCAGGGCAATCTCAACCGCTTGTGCATCGGTCGCCGCCTGCATCCCCGGCGTCTCCATCACGCCGTAGTCAATGATCACGCCCGTTGCATTGCCGAACCATGCGATCTTGGTCCAGTGGCTGTAGTACTTGCCGAGGTCCAGCCCGACGGTGATTTTTACGTCTTCCACCTTCGGCAGCTCGTGCTGCTCCAGCCCGCTTACCCGGCTGGCGACCTTGTGAGCGGTCAGGCCCAGCGTTTCGGCCTGCTCCTCTTCCGGTGGTGCGTTCTGGATCTCGGTCAGCACGTAGTTTAAACCGTTGTCGCTGATCAGGTTGTAGATCGACTGCAGGGCCGTATGCTCAATCTGATTTCCTTCGCGGGTCATCGCCCGGCTGTAGCGTTCTGGGTTTAGCACCTCGCTGCCGCGTTCCATGTCTTCGCGGTTGGCCAGATAAAACGCCGTCGCATTCAATCCGCACCCGTCGCCGTTTCGCTGGTCGTCTTGGCGCTGGTCAATGTACTGCTGCCACAGGTCCGCCCGTTCCGGCCACTGACGGACGCCGCTGTACCGGCGACCGTTCCAGCTCGGTGCTTTCGCTTGGTTGGTCAGTTTCTCGGCGAGGCAGCGGTTGTTTTGAATCGTACACAGCACGACACGGCTGAGCCGCTTCCGCCCGTCGGCCAGTCCTGCAACGTCACGGTTAAGGATCACGTCCCGCGTCTCGACTTGGTTCTCGTGGAACGCACTCTCCCGCGTCTCAGGGTCATCGACCAGCACGAAGTCAGGACGGTTGCCACGGATGTTGATACCACGAATGGCGGAGTCCATTCCGGCCCACGCCATGCAGACGGACGAATAAATGCTCACGCCGCCCTCGTGCCACGGCTCGCCCTTGATGGTCGGCGGCAGTCCGTCAATCTTGGGGAAGACGACCTGATTGCTGGACCACTGGATTTCGGTCGGCTTGCCGTTGTGCGACTGCTTGGCCGCACGCTGCGGCGTTCCCTCCAGTGCCGCACATGGCACGCACAGCTCGGGGAAGTCTTCGATCAGCTTTTCATTGCTGTCGAAGTGCCGCCGGATGTCGTCGAAGATGCGACTGGCAAACGTGCCGCTGGCAGCGATGACCAGCGGGAACCGCACCAGCCCACGGCAGATTAGGTAGACGATCATTGCCTTGGTGATTTCCGTCTTGCCGTCTCCGCGAGGTGCAGCGATTGCTTGGTCGCCGCCGAACTCCGCAACGTCGACGATCAGCTGAATCATCTCCTTTTGGTACTCGGCAAACGGCGACCAGAACCGGTCGGGAAAGTAGTATTTCAAGAACGCCACCGGGTCGGCCAGCAAAGCTCGCCGTCTCTGCAGGTCGACCGGTGGCGGAATAACGATACTGTTCCGCTCAAGCTGTTTTCGCTCGGCGTAGCGTGCCTGTTTTGACTGCTGCTCGCCGCTGTATTTCATCGCTGGTTTAATCACCGACCGCTCGCCTTGGGTCTTTGTTATGAAATCGCCTCGATGCCAGGCTCAAGCACCTGAGCAAATCGCTCGTCCAGAACCAGCCGAACGGCACGCCCGTCGCTTAGAATTGCCTTGACGCTCATCACATGCTGCGTTGCCTGCAGCGTTCCTGTTTGCACGTCCGTAATCGTGAACGATGCCACACCGGCAGCGGGGACCGTCGATACGACCAGCCCCGCCGCGTCGCTCACGGCGTCGGTGGTTTTGATCGCCAGATAACACTTGGTGACGGTCACGCCACCGGGAACCCCGACCAGCGTTACATCAATGGTCACATCGCTCAGTCTGGCAATTTCGATCATGGCTGGACCATCTCCGCTCTAAGGGTGTTTGTTTGAAATCTGGCTGCGGCCGTCAGTTTGAACTCGCTCGCTCGCACGCTGTTTGCCTGATAGATGGCTGCGGCCGTCAGCTGCGGCCACGCGGCCC